TAGAGCTACTAAAATTTGTTCTTTTAAATCCATAGTTGATTATTGTTAATTGTTTGTTATATAATAGAATATTTATTTTTTTGTTTGATTTTCCTTAATTATTTCATTAAGTGCTGTAAGAATTTCTTCATTTGTTGGAGCTTTTTCTGACATCTTTTCCATCTTGTCCGTAAAGTACCCTTCAATTGAAAGTCCTTTAAGTTCTCCTTCTTTGATTTTATTCCAAAGCTCATCATTGTCAATTCTCATTTTAACGAACCAAGTGCCGTTAGGTAAATCGTAGCCGTATAACTTAGACTTATCCATATCACCTTCCTTAATCCAACTTTCAACTGTTAGAACGCCTGAAACTCTGTCTTGGTGTTGGTATGTAGCTTTATGATGATTGTTATGTTTCAAATATAATTCAGAAGCTTTCCTAACTGTATCAGGACTAAAATAAACATAGTAATCTGAATCTGTATTAGGGTTGTGTCTGAATATTTGCTTATTAGGAATAAGAGCAGGACTAACCAACATTCTTTTTTCTTCATCTACTTTAGCGAATGTTAAGTTATTCTTTTCTTTTCCAAAATAAACAAAGTCTTGTTCTATTGCAGGTGATGTTACTAAACTAATAGCGTCAATAGCTAGTTCTTCTGAATCGTCTGCAATTACTAGTTCTACTATGTTTGTTACTTTCATATCTTCGTAATAGTCTTTATTGGCTTCTTCACATTCAGCTACTGAGTCGTAAGTACAGCTTCCTGTCTTTCCCCATTTGTATTTTCCGTTTTCACATTTTTCGCAAGGCATATTATATAATAGATTTTAAGTTAGTTTATTTGATTTTAGATTGTAGCCCTTCTTCTAATGTTGGCTAGTTGGTTTTGGCTGTTAGTCATTTCATCTGTAACTACATAAGCTTTAGCTGCTTCAGGCGCTACTCCTCCTGATATATCAAAAGCTCCTGACATCATTTGTGGTGCAGGTGTTGCAGGTGGTGTTGCTGCTGACGCTCCTCCTCCTCCTCCTCCTGTCGCAGGACTTCCGCTTAATATCTTTTGTATTTGTACAGCGGAAAAAGCTCCTGCTAACCCTGCTTGAATAAATGGATAAGCAGGTAAAAGAGCTGTTATTGGTGATTTTTGTGCTGTTGTAAATGCGTTTTGAACACCTTCTACCCCTGATATTGTGGCAGAAGCTACTGCTGCTGCTTTTCCTATTGTGCTTCCCTCTCCTGCTATTTTTGAAACTAAGGCAAGTCCCTCTAACGCCATTGCTTTCTGCGCGTCAGCTAATAATTTTGCGTCTCGTTTCTTTATTTTGTTGTTGGTTAAAAAGTTGTCTAAAACCTTGTTGTTTGCTTGTATTATCCCTTGCGCTTCAACTTCAGCTAACAAAGGCATCTCTGTTAAAGTTCCCATTCTTTCAGCATCTATTGCCTTTAACTCATCTAATGCTGCTAACCTTTTTGCTGCTGCTTCTGCTTGTATTGAGTTTATCTTATTGTTAAGTTCTATTTGTTTAGTAGTAGATTCTGCTTTTATATTTGCTAAATCTATTTCTTTTTGTGCTAGAGCGTCCAAGTCTTCATCCATACTTTGGTTTATCTCATTTTGCTCTTTTTGTATTCTAACAGCTTCTTCTGCATTAGCAACTCTATCAGCTAACAATTTATTTTCTATTGCAAACGCGTCTTGCGCAGCTTTTAGCCTTACTTGTTCTGAATTTGTAACGTCTTCTGCTATTAATTTTAACGCTTCTATTTCTGCCCTTCTTTGTGCTGTTTCTACATTTAAGTTTCTTTCACTATCTCTTAAATCTTGAAACGCTTTTTTAAGCGCAACAGCTTGTTTAGTGTCATTGGCGATTTCTTCTCCTATTCCTGTAAACGCTCCTTTAACATCTTGTAACGCACCTTTAGCGTCACCCTGAAACAACTTAACAATAGCGCCTCCAAATTTTGATACTCTATCAACTATAACACTTATAGCAGCACCAACACCTGCAAACGCTACTTCTAATAACTCAGCTCCTTTTTTAGTTTTAGTAAAGAATGTAGCTAAAGAAGTAAAAGCAATTAACAAAGCGCCAATCCCTGTTGCGGCTATTCCTGTTTTAATTACTCCGAATAACGTTTTTGCTCCTCCTATTATATCACCACTAAACATTTTCTTAAACCCTACCCCTGCTAATTGCGCTTGTAAAGCTATTTGCTTAAGACCGTTGTTCATTATCTTAGCTACATCTTTGAACTTGTCTTTTACACCACCAATAGTAATACCAAAAGCTCCAAATTCATTAGTTAATTCTTTTGTTTCTTTAGATACCTTGCCTATGTTTGATTTTATTTCCGCTTCTAATACTACTTTATCTGCCATAATTTTATTTTATAAAGTTACCCCTGTTTTTATTTGTGTGAATCTTATATTACTGCACCATTCTATAATCGTATTTTCGTGTCCTCTTACATTCATTACAAAGTTAGTTCCTGATACTGCACCTGTAGGTCGCCAATTAGTAGTATGACCACTATGCTGTACAGTATCTCTTTCTCTTGATATACTTAGAACTCCTGACTTGTTAATTATAACACCCCTTTCAGTCCAACTACCAAAATCACCTGCTGCTCCACCTCCTGACGTATCAGTACCTCCTACTCTTACTGCTAATACGTCAGCGTGAAAGTACATAGCAGTATTGTCAGGAACTTCTAGTAAACTTCCTGTAGTGTTATTTAAGTAACTAGCTTTAGTGTTTCCGTCTGTGGTTGTTAGTCCGTACATCATATGCATAGACTGTCTTTCAGCTAAGTTGTCTGTTGCTTTGTTACCCCCTAAGACAATAGTATTGTCAGTTGTTGCTTCTCCTAAAGTACCATAGACATTAGCGTTATTTACTCCGTTTGCTATTTCATTTTGATTACCTACTATAATGTTATTCCTAGACATACCTTTTACAGTATTGTTCTCCCCCATTATATAAGTATTATTAGTACCTGTTTCTGTGGTATTCCCTGAGCCTTGAGTATTGTTATTTTCATTGTCAAAGCTACGATTCAGATTTGTATTATATCTAAATGTTGAACAAGTTCCTGACGCTTTATTGTAAGTGTACCCATAAGCTTCACATTGTAATTGATTTGGAGTAACTAAAATAGGCACATCTTCATAGTCGTTTCCTGAAGTAAAAGTTACAACCCCAATATTTGAAATTGAATAAGGTTTAACATCAAATCCTGATAAGTTTTCTATTGTTCTTATTATTTCTGCCATTATGGTATAAGTATAAATTCTACAGTTGCTAAGTCGTTTGGTTTATAGTCTATCTTGTTTACTCTAAATGTTCTGTTCTTAAGGAATACAGTATCATTGAATTTAAAGGTATTAATATCAGCAGGAGTTAAATTAACCTTGATAGTCATAATTCTAGTGTTAGGATTGTAAAGTTCTGAATAGTAAGGTAGCCAATACAAGTTAAATAAGTTATCAGGAACAGAACTACCAACTCCTGTTAAAAGCTGACATTCTCCAAAGTGGAAATCTTTTGAACCTACTACTGTTGGCACATCAGTCAAATGGCTAAATTGTAAAAAATAGTCTTGATTATCTGAAGTAACACCATTTTGTGAAGGCATATAGTAAGAAGCTCCTGTATTCTTGACTCCGTTGTTATACATTATTCTAGGACTATTGTCAAACCCTTCAGAAGTTCCGTCATCAGCGTTATAAGAATATAGTGCAGGAGTTATAAAATCAGGAAATTGACTCATTAAAGGTTTGACTACTGTAGCCGCAAAAGGTTCTGCTACTATTTCATCTTCTCCAACTAATATGTTAAATTCATTTCCTGCGTCATACATCTTACTTCCGTATAAATGTCCACCTACTGAATTTTTATATTTAGTAAAAGCGTAGTCATCGTCGTCTTCTACAAACTTAAAAATAGTCTTTTTATTTAAGTCCGCTAAAGGTTCTAACTTCATTTCTGAAACATCTATCTTTTCTGTCCAATCCAACTGAACACTATCAGCACTATTCAAAAACACATCAGCATAGGGTTCTATCAGAATATTGTTTGGATTATTTTCGTCAGGTAAAGTAACTAAGTTAAACATAGTAAGTATTCCTTTTAAGAAATCCCATTGACCTGTTTCTCCTCTTAAAGTGTCTAGTAGTGTTTCGTTTGTAGTTTGGTCTGAACTTGTATTTGCAATAATAGAATTAGAACCCCCTTCTAAGTACATTGTGGTACTAGAACTTTTTGCTTGACATACAATAGTATCACCTGCTGACAATGTAGTCGTAATATTACCCGCATAAGTAAAAGGGTTAGAAGTGGTTACAACCTGACCATTAACTGAAAAAAAAGGTACTCCGTTTACAATCCATTGCACATCTAAAGATTGAGGTGAAGAAGGTGTTTTAAAAATCATATTAAAAGACAGGTTGTAGATTTGACTATCTACTTGAGCTGTAAAAACACCTGATGAATAACCAAAATCTGAAGGGGGTGTTGAAGAATCAAAATCTAATGTAGCGTAAGACGTAGTAAGTATTTGTTGTGAATTTCTTGTAATATTTGCACTAGAATTAAACACAACAGGTGCATTACCTGAACCCCAATTAAAGTCCATATAAAGCTTCTTAAATTCTGTCGTATCAAACAAAGCACTTTCGTAAGTAAAAGGAGTAGGTTCAAATATCCTGTCTATTAAGTACTTAATATTTATAAAAGGTCTAAACGCTTGTTCTAATTGTGTAAGTTCAGGGTTTCCATCAGTTGCTAAATTTCCACTATTACTAGAACCTCCTACAATAAATTGATGATTCCAATCTACAAAAGGATATTTGACAGTTGAATTAGCATCTCTGAACCCTGAAGTACTAGGGTTTAAGTAAGTTATGCCTGAACCTGTATCGTTCCAACTAACTGTAATTTGCGTTCTATTGTATTCGTGTTCTAATTCTGTAAAGTCTAAATCTCTAAAAGCTCTGTCTTTCAAAACATCAGCCAACGCTACTACTTCTGAATACAAGTTTACATTGTAGCTTATTTCTCCTTCCTTATCCGTTACATCTAACAGTCTTAAATACCCTTCAAATAAAATAAAGCCATCTTGCTTAAGTACGCATTGAGTCTTCTTATAAGGGTTGAAAATAACGCCATCATCTGAACGAGTTATTTCAAAGATTTGGTCAAAGATTCTATTGTTTCTTTTTGTAGCAGGAAGATTAAACGCTTTAGAATAAGACTGCACCTTTTCAGCTACATTTTTAAAGTCATCAACACTAAGACTTAAAGGAATATCTTCATCTTCATAAAGGTCGCAAATTACTTGTCCGTCAGATAAACTAGCAACTGTTAATCCACTAACTTGTTGTGTTGAAATTGAACTTACAATTATTGCTCCAATTCCTGAAGTACCTATTAGAATAGTTTGGTCTGTTGCGTTTGCTGTAAAGGTTGTTGAAACAACTCCTACAGATTGTGTAAGTGTCGCTGTTGAATTTAAAATAGTTCCGTTATAAGTGTTTACAAATAAGTCAGCAGTTGCAGAAACTAAGGCAATATCAACACTTACTGTATAATCTATTCCTATTGTTAAATTAGATAGCTTTTGAATTATACCACAATCTTCATTTCCTGAAGTACCTCCTGAAAACACAATATCACCTGAAGTTTCACTTACAATACCACCCCCTAAACTATTATATCTATCCCAATTGTTTAAAGGAAGTGTGGGAGCGTAAAAGTTTATTGCATTCTGTGGAAAAGGAGCAGAGGCTACATACTGCGTGGAAGTATTTATAGTGTTAAAGTTTATTCCATCAACAACAAATTCACTAGGTGTTCCTGAAATAGCGTTATGAGTCCCTTCATAACTTTGTGGATATATTATAAGTTGTACGCTCATTATATTGATTGAGTTCTTAAGTTCTTACTCTTTTCTACTTCAAAAGTGTATTGCATTAATTTATCATTTGCTACAGTCTTTTTAGTATAACTTGAAGTTGTTAGTCTTACAGGGTTTATGTAAAGACTTGGTGATAATATTTGTAATTGTGCTACAGAACTTTCTGAAATATAATTGTTCACTAAATATACTTCAGGACTATTTATAAGCTCCTCAAACCATTCTGATTCTGATTCATTAACAAAGTCTGTGTTCATTGTTATCTTTTCAGTAGCGTTTACTCTAAATGCTTTCTTTCCTCCCTTGTAACCATAAGGAGTGTATAAACTTTCGTTCCAAGAACCTCCTAATTGCTGATATGTACTTCCTTTAGTTGAAATCATTTTAGTAGACTTCATTTTGAAAGTATAGTAATCCCAAGCACCCCATTGATTCAACCAACAAAGTCTGATAGGTTCATAACCTTTAAGAGTAGGACAATTTAGATTGATAGTTACTGTTTCACTTATTATAACATCAGATACATTATAAGCTGCTACTGTGTAATGTGATAAAGTTCCTGCTGTTATTAGTGCTTCAAATGCTGTATTGTAATTTCTTAAGTTAGCAGGGAAACATCCAATGAATAATATTTGATTCTTAGCGTCTGATGAATAAGCAGTAAACCCTCCGTTAGCGTCAGTATTGTCTACATCTAAAGTTGTTACTGTTCCGTCATATTCTGTGAATGTGAACTTCACATAACTTAAAGCACTTGAGTTAGTCAGTAATGAAAGAGTTCCGTAATCTTCTTTATTAGCGTATTGAGTAGTTGGTGCATTGCTTAAAAATTGAGCAAGAGAAACAGGAGCTAATTCAAACTTATCTACATTATAACCAAAGTTGTTAGGGTAACCAATTTTAAGTCTGTCATTGTGCTTTAAATACCCATTGAATAGCGTGTATTCATCTGAGTTATCTTGCGTTCCGTCATCTGTTATAGTGTTTGGTGTTACTGTCGTGTCTAAGTATTCTGTTTTAAATACTATTGCTAAGTACCTTACTGAATTTGTATTAGTAGAAAACTTGTTTATTATATGTAACGGAAATTGTTGTGCAGCTGAAGAAGTGTGTATCTTGTAAGGACTTCCATCTCCTGCTATATTATCAGCACTTACAAAGCTTTCAATAATAGGTCTGAAGTCAAATATACCAACCCCTGCGTTATTGGGAGTAGTCTTAAATGTACCTACAGGAGTAGAAGTAGAAAGATTAATAGCTGTGTCGCTTATATGAACTTCAGCAATAAATTTTACTCTTGTTTCTGTTGGTACAATAGCTGAATTAGATACTGTAAATATTACCTCCTGACCTACAGGAAGTGTATCGTATAAAGGGTGTTGTTCTATTTGTGTTGCCATTTATTTTACTGTTGTTAAACTATTAATTATATCTTCTTTGACTGCTCCTAACATTTCTTTACCAAACTGCTTAAGACCTAACCCTAAAGGTTTTTGGAAAAAGCTAATTCCTTGTATTCCGTTTCTACCAATACTTCTAGCTAATAAGAATGTTAAAGTCTTTCTTTTCATAAATCTTCCCTTAGCATCTCTTAGTGCTATTCCTTTCTTTACAGCCCAACCATCTAAAGCTTTACTTGGTGGTTGTGAATGCCCTTTAGAATTTTTATAACTATAAGGACTTTTTATTACTTTGCTTTTGTAGTCTTTAAAGGTTCTTTTCTTTTGTGTTCCTGAAACCCCTTTGTCTACAAACTGACCATAGTAAGACATATAGAATTGTACTGTGTAATTCTCTCCTTCTTTGATAACTTTAAAGCTAATGGATTCTTCTAACTTTCCACCTTTACCTGCTTTTTGCAAGTTACCCTTAGAACGATTAACAACCTGTTTTCCAAAGCTGTTTAAATACCTTTCTATATTAGCTGTATCCATTAAACAGTAGCTACAAATATTTCTACATTTACATCTGTTGAAGCTGTTGGTCTTACCTCTAATTTTGTTATATCAGCTAAAGAACCATAAGTAGGAACTGCGTCAGCTTCTGCCAACATAACATTGTCAGCTCTTGAAATGATATGCGAGTTTCCCGCAGGTATCAACATGGAATAGTTTGAAGCAGCTCCTGCTACACCTATTTCAATATCAGCAGTAGTTGATAGATTTGATACTCTTATGTATCTTACATTCTCAGCGTCTATTGCTCCTGCACTGTCGTATACATTGCTAGAAAATGTAGCTATTGTTGTAGTTGCTGCGTTAGGACAAGTAACTACTCTTTCAAAAGTATCTACAATGTCTGTTACAGTTAAAGTGTTTGATGAACCTCTTAACGCTCCATTGATTGTAACGCTTTCGGTGATTGTTGTTGTTAGTGTTGCCATATTAAAATTTGTAAGTTATTTTTGGTGGTAATAATTGTATTGTTAGTTTTCCTATTCTTATTTTAAACATTAGTACCCTGCTCCTTCAGAAGTTACAGGTATTGTACAAGTTGAGAAGTCGTTCTGAACTAAGACTCCAATATTAAATACCCATCCACAACATAAGTTATCAAACCTTTCTTGAAACGGCTCTATTGTGAATTGGTCTTGTGTAAAGTATATAGGAGCGTTTATATCGTTTGTTCCTTGTAACGATTGTTGCTCTGAGTGTCTAAGCATTCCTATAAAGTCAGTACAGATTTGTAGCACTTCGTTAAATACATCTTGCTCATTGCTTAAAGTCTTATAAAGCTTAGGGAAGTTAGCTGAAGCATTGTTCTTAGCCCAATCTTCTTTTTCGCTTACCATATCCATAATAAAGATTTGAAAGTTGTAAGTAAGCTGACTATCTCCTGTTGATACGTTTACAGGGTTTATATGAAGCAACGGAAATTTATTCACCTTAGACAAATCTATGTCAAAAATATCTCCTACTGAAGTTGTGCTTATTTGTTCGTGGTATTCACCTAATCTTAGTAAGGTGTTTACTACATTATTGTATGTCTTATTGTTTACCATTTCTCTTTACTTTATTTTGCGAGTTTAAATCTGTTTCATAACTAAGCCAAGTTAAACACTCTAATAGACTTAATCTTGTTATTCGTTCTAAGTTTACTATCTCTCCATTTGTCAATCTGTACATCACTCCAAACCATCCCCATTTCTCTGCAAAGGATTCTGAAGCTATTGCGTCTTCGTTTCCTTCAGCCGCTCCATCAAATACAATGGCAAAATCTCGGACAACTCCTTCCCTAAAGTGTAAAAAAAAACCAATGCACTTTGCACTTGCTGAGCTGACATCTGTTTCATTTCTTCCGTCCTGAGCCGAATATCACCATCATAAGCGTCAATAATATATATATCATTCTTCTTTTCTTTTACAGGTCTATACAGAACAGCCATTAATTCAGGTAGGTTCTTTTCTATTCCGTTCTTGATGAATTGCTCTATATCTGCGTATTCTCCTAAACTTATAGAATCTAAATCAGGATGAAATCCGTACTCAATTCCGTTTATCTCTATTATCCTTTTTAGCTTTGTATCTTGCTCTTGTTGTAGCTCTGCTATCCTACTCATTATAACAGCTACATCTGACAATGCTAACTCCTTTACTAACTGCTTAGGAATGTTAGATAATGCTGCTATTGTTTCAGTAGCTTCTTCAGTCTTTGTACCTGTTTCAAAGTCAATCAGTTGCAACCACTTCTCAAGCGTTACATCTTCCCAACTATTAATTAGCTTGAACTCTTTTACTTTACCCTTCTTTTTGATTTTGATTTCCATACAATATATAATAGAAAAAGTTAGAATTTAGTTTACTGTACGTAATACTTTCCTGCGTTTGGATTATCTAGGTGGTAAATTACATTGTACCTTATGCCGTCTATTGCGTGGTTAAATGAATCTATATATAATTTTGAACCTTTATCTTGATAAGCGTAATTGTTTAGCTCTTTAGCTATGTTTATAGATTCAGGAGTTACAATTAATTGATAATCTTGCATACGAGTTATACCACTTTCAATAGTTCCTTTCTTTACAGGTTTTATGTTTACTCCTAAATGTCTAAGGTCTGCTATTAGTCTTGGTTCTGCTGAGTCTGCAATGATAAGTTTGTTGTCTACTTTTTCTAGTATTATCTTAGCTAGTTCTTGTGATTTTAACCCATTCCTGTAAAGATGTTCTTTCAAGTATATCTTCTTATGTTTTTTATCAATAGCTACTTCAGTCAATGAGTCAGGGTCTACACTAAAACCAAAGTCCATACCGCAAGAAGTTTGTAAGCCATCAGGATTAAATTCTCCTATACTCCAATTCTCAAAAACTACTCCTTCTGCTTTGTCTAACCACCCTCCAAGTATTTTATGCTGATACTTTTTAAAGTTCCTATGCTTTATACTCTTAATACGCTCTAGGAAGCTCTGTGATAGATTATCTTTATTGTCTAGGTATGTACTATGGATATAGCATACATTGTCTTTAATGCCGTTAAAACCTGCTTGTACTCCTTTTTCTTCAAAGAACCTTTTGTATATCCAATGTTCCTTAGTTACAGGGTTCAAAACTAATATGATTCTATTTTGTACTTTCTTTTCCCTTATACTTAAGTCAATAGTATCAAAGATATTTTCATCAATAAGTTCTTCTGCTTCATCAAGTACCCAAGTACTTATTCCTTGTAATGACTTTAGACTAGCTGTTTGGTTTCCTGCTGATGTCTTAATACCTCTAAATAATATGTCTGATTTGTTTCCTAAATTGACTACCTCAGCTTTATTTACGCTAAAGGTGTTTTCATATCCTAGTAGCCCTATCTTCTCTAAGAACTCAGGAATAATTGATAAGTGAGCTGATACCATTGTATAACGAGTGAATAGGACTCTTATATTCCTAGACATAGTTAAGAGTGTTAGAAAGACTGTAACTGCGAAAGACTTTCCTGAACCCCTACCACCTGTTATAATAAAGTATCTAGCTTCAGACTTAAATAGTGCTGTATATTTGTCGCTAAGATTCAGAGCTTATAAAGTTTATTAGTGGTACATTAAGACTTTCATCATTTGTTGTAACATCTACTCTTTGTTGTGGTTTGCCATAGAAGTATTCAAAGAATAACTTTACCGCCCATTGCTCTTTCTTTTCTAAGCCCTTTTGTAATGACTCCAATGCAATACTACTCATTGGTGTTAAGTTCTCTATTAGCTTTTGTTCTTCAGCTTTACCTTTGCGTCCTGCACCTACTCTTTTTCCTCCGTGTTCCATTTTGAAATAATTTGATTAATCAAGTTGTATTATATAATAGAAATAATTGTTATTTATTTAAAACATAGTTAATTGCTGCTTATGTTTAGTTATTCTTTTCATTGCTGCTTCATAATACTCTTTATCTAATTCACAAGCAGTTAAATCATATTTAAGATTATGACAAGCAATAGCAATACTTCCACTACCTAAGTGAGTATCTAGTATCTTATCTCCCTCCTTTGCGTAATTCATTAGTAGCCACTCGTAAAGTTTTACAGGTTTTTGCGTTGGGTGTATTCTTATCTCTTTGTTTTTCATATCGTGCTGTAACATTCCGTGCCATCTTAAATCTATTTTTCTTACAGCACTTTTAAAACTACAATAAGCGAGTTCACAGTCTGCAAAATCATTTTTTCCATTTTCTTTATTCCATACAATCCAACAACTACTATTTGCATTTGGTATGTTTTCAATGAAATGATTAGCACCCCAAATTATTACATTTTTACTAATTCTTTTTAGTTCTGTAAAGTATTCTTTATTTGGTGCGTTATCATCCCATTTTTTATTTCCGTAATCTTTTGATTTGCCAAGTTTAGAACGGCTTTTGTTATTATTTGAGCTTTCACCAATCCCATAAGGAGGGTCAACTATTGCAAGGTCAAAGTAGTTATCTTCATACCTTGACATTAACTCCATATTACATTCGTTTGTTATATTCATTCGTATTCATTTGGAAGCATAAGCCTTATTCCTAAGTCAGTTAAAGCCCATACTCTTATTTGTTCTGTATATACTTCAAACGCTTTAGTGTTTAAAGCTGTTGTACTTCCTATTTTATTTATTGCTATTTGGTTATCATTAATACTTATCATTTCATATTCTGATAAGAACTTAGCTCTTAGTACATCGTGCATTTCATTTGGGAAATATCCTAGTTCTTCTGCTAGTCCTTGTACGATACATTTCCAATAGTAACTGTTCTGCATATTGCTTCTTGTGTTTCTTTGTTTCTTTACACTTACTATGTAGTCGTTCTCTAATTCCTTTAGATAACTAAATAGACTTTGCTTATCTCTTTTGTCTTTTATTACAAACTTCACTATTCAGTTGCTTTACTTCTTATCTTTTCTGTTGCTCCTTCCCAAAGCTTATCTCTTTTCATACTTAGAGTAGGTTCAGTTCTTTTTAGACTTGGCATTCCTTCAGTTGGTTTGCTGTCCATATATTTACCACACTCACAGAGTGCTTCCTTAGTTACCCATTTGCCATCTCTGTTAACTATTGTAGCCTTTCCTATTTCCATAGTTTTTCCACATTCGCAAAAGTATAGAGTCATTTCTTTAGTTTATCAAGTTCAAATTCTAAGTGATTGATTGCTTTCTGTATGCACTCAATAGGACTAGCGTGTTTCCTTTCTGCTCTGAGCAAGTAAGTAACGGCTGTTCCTGTATTGTAGCTAAGTTCAAAGTCCTCTATGACCTTACGAGCTTCATAGCCGTATCTGATTCCTTTGTAGTAGCTTGGTATTCTATTGTCTTTCATTTATCCTATCGTTTTCTAGTCCTCCTGTTAGTGTTTCTACCTTGTCAATTCTGTATTTTATCTTGTTATTTCTTTTGGCTCTTATCTTGCCTTCTATTATACTTAAAATTGTAATTACAAAAATTACAAATAAGGAAAAGTATGCTAATAGTTGTAGTATCATTTGCTTAGTATTTTTAATAGTTGGTTGCTTGTATAAATCCTGTCGTCACCACTATAATTTTCATATATCATTGTGAAGTTATCGTCCTTCCAAGTCCAAAGACTTTTCACTCCTGTTTTGATGTGATGTTTTAATACACTTTTTATTGTCTTGTATGTTCTTTCCATATCTATTGTTTTAGTTGAGCCGATTAACATTTCTATTCGGTTTATTGTATTGGGGAGGTAACCACACCCCCCCTCTACTACTCTAGGTAAAATAAACGCTTTTGTAGGTCTTACCCTATATTTATTAGTATTAGTCCTTAGAGTATTCTTTATATATTTTTTTTATTCCATCAAAGCAAGTTGAGATACAAGAACCGCAATTAGTTCTTACACCATAATTAGTATTGTATATTGTATTATAAGTTTCAATCATTCTCTTTTTAGCTGCTTGGTTCTTTGCTCTACCTGTTTTCAAGTCTTTCCACATATCTAAAATCTCATCTACTATTTCCTGTGGTAAACTTTCAGGAGCTTCTACTTCTTTTGTCTTCTCCCATTTCTTCTGACTACATTCCATTGGAGCGAGTCTTGCCTTTATTTTCATAAAGCAACCGCAGTCTTTACAAGTTCCTGTTGGCTTGAAGTAATAGACACAACCCTTACATATTGCTATCCTGTCTTCATAGACTTCGTTAGTTACAAAGAACTTATTCATTTAGCATTTCTTTTAGCTGCACTCTTACTTTGTCTATTGTCGTGAATAAACTATTTCTGCTTATTCCTGTCTTCTTTGCTAAACTATCTAAAGTGTTTCCTTCAGAATAATATAATTCAAATATCTTCCTATCATACCAAGTAAAACTCTCTAAAGCTTCATCAATCTTTTCTAGCTTTTCCCATTGTAAATCTTGTTCTTCAATTAAAGGTAAGTTGTATATACTTTTATGGAAATTATTTTGAGCTATATTTGTGTTGTTCATATACACCCCTATTAAATTAGTATAGTACTTTTTATATTTATAATAGTAATTACTTCTAGGACTTGTTAAAGCTCGTCTTAACGCTACTGCTCCGTATCTTGTTACTCCGTCTATTCCGTCCTTATCATAAATAGCTTTAAGTGTTTCAGGATTCATTTGTAAAAAGTATATCATTAACTCTTGTACTGCGTCATTTACTTCGTTCTTATCATTAGAAAGACCATAAGCCATAGTCCTGAACTTACCTGATAGCTTTGATATTTCTAAATATATATCAGTCATTTACAACTTCCATTTTATCTATCTTGTCTGCAACCTGTTGAACTATTTCGTCTAGTATTAGTTTGTAAGACCTTATATACGCTCTATTACCTTTAGTTTCTATTCCTGCAAAGAATCCGTTAGTAGCTACTGAAACGTTTATCGGTATTATCATCATCCAATCCCAATAGTTATTTTCTTTAAGCCCTGTTCCGTAGCCGTTATGATATTCAATAATTATTTCTAACACTTCTAAGTAACCTTCGTACCTGCTTTTGGTTGATAGCTCTTTAGTAAACTCCATACACATTTCTAAATAGGCTTCAATTATTGCTCTGTGTTCTGCACTTGCGTATATCGGTTCTGTCATACGCCAAAGATATTAAAAAAATTATTCAATTCCTTTTTCTTTTTTTAACTTATTAACAATGGATTTGTAATAACTTATCTTTTCTTCATATTCAACCCTAGAAATCTTTAAAGTTGTACGAGCTAAAAATTGTAGTTCCTGAGCCCTACCTTCTCCATACTTTGCATCTATAGCTAATGCGAACTTGTACTGTTCACCCCAAGCGTAAACATTGCATTTTACACACTGTACCTCACAATTTCCATCTTCTGAAAATCTTGTAGACAAGTGTTTCCTAGACTGAAAGTGTCCGTTCTGCATACCATCTTTGTAATGCCTGACTACTCCACAAGTAAAGCATTGGCACATTCCATATTCGTTAGCTTCTCTAAGTCTTATGTAAAGACTGAACCACTTATCAAGCTCCTTTTTTAATTTACTGACTGTCTTCTTCAATTCTTATTAAGTTTTTAATTAATACTTTAACGATTTGTTCTTGGTCAAACGTGCTTCCTTCTCTTACTTTTCTTCCTCCATAATAAAAGATTCCTTTTAAGTTGTTTATTCTTTCATAGACAATAGCATTGTTAAACGCCCAAATAATAGCAACAGGTTTTCCACTACTTACCTGAAGCTGTTGAGCTCTTACTATTTTACGCATAGCAAC